GGAACTGCTTGATAGAGTCATTACTGTTGCTGATGCAGGATAAGCGTATAAACCACCTTGTTCCCAGATGGTTTCTTTTGTAGCTCCAACAGCAGCGTTGTAACCAAACTTAAACACAGTTTTATGGCCCGTGATTTGACCACGGGCCACCTGTAGCTCAAATGGCTCAGATGTTCCGACCTGTGAAATGGAACGGATGTCGTAAGCCATTGCTATCTCCTACGAATAGAAGACAGTCATTGCTGTGACGTTCGTCGCAGCAGAGATGTACGGATCGCTCGTTGACAGGATGCCATCAGATGGAATGTTAACGGAGTGCGTATCATCCGCCTTGAAATCAAGGTCTAGGATTGTAGCGCCGCCGTTTCCATCTGTAATAGTCAAACGTCCAGCGCCGGCTGCGGCAACAAGAAGTTGGACTTGGCGAATACGAGCGCGGCCAATACCGACAGCGCCCGTGCCTGTCAGACGTTTAGCTTTGACGTCTGATTGTGCCATCAACTATCTCCTTAACCAGCGGAGACTGTAAGAACGCCAGAATTGCTCCAAAGCTGTCCAGCTACGGACGGATCAGAAGTAGGCAAGCCTGAAAGAATGATGGTGCCTGAAGCAGTCAAATCTTCGATTACAGTCGCTGCGGCGAATGTTGCATCAACAGTGATTGCACCAGTTGTTGCGTTTTTTGTAACTGACTGAAATCCGTTTTCAGAACGGACTGGGCCATTGAACGTTGTGTTAGCCATGAGTTTCTCCTGTCTTGGCAAATGTCAGACACCCAATGTGTCTGTCAGGGATACCCAAACAATACAGTACTTGTAGATAAAAAGAAAGGGGCTACCGAAGTAGCCCCAGTCCAACAGGGAGGAAGGTTTATAAAAAACCTGCCCTAACCTATCACACTTTTACGCACCAGGCGAGCCAAATACCGCGCGTGGGTCGCTGAAGCCGAAGCTGTAGCGTTCACGAGCTTTATAGCGCATGTTGCCTGTGTCGAAATCCGCTTCCATGTTAGTGGACAACGGTGTGCGTTCGAAGTGAACAAAGCCACGAGGCGCGTCTGTTTTGACGAACCATGCGTCTGGGTCAGTCAAGAAGTCATTGACCGCGTAACCGTCAGGCAACATGCCCATAGAACGGATAGCGTTGACGTCATTGTCTGCAGTACCAACGCGAAGGTTGGATACCATCAGGCGCTCTGCAACGAATTGCAGTTGGCGTGGGATGATCAACTTCATGCCGCGAAGTGCAACTTTCAAGCCGCGCTCATCGACGAACCCTGCGATGCTGATCAACGCGTCTTCCAAAGAAGTCTCGTTCAAGTCAGCTGCAGTTGTTGGTTCGTTGGCAAAGGAACCACCAGAAGTCAGCGGGTGATCGGTTGCACAAAGTGCTTTACCGTCGCCACCTGCAGAAGCACCGCCTGTGAAGGCGTTGTTCAGCACAGCTGCCGCTTTAACTTGTTTGGTGTGTGCCATTGACCGAGCCAACGCACGAGTGTAACGTGAGCCCAAACGATCATAAAGGTTATCTTCGATAGCCTCTTCAGTGATCGAGAACGCCAACGCCACAGTTTCGTGGTTGTAACGAGCAGTGTATGCTTCGTTTGCGTCGTCAAAGTTTACGGACGAACCTTCCGATTTGGTAGGTGCCGCGCCGAAGCCGGATAGCATCACTTCTTCTTCAAATGCACGATCTGAAGACTCGGTGGTGTAGATCTCGCTGTGTTGGTTTTCGTACCGAGAGTACTCCATACCGAACAAGGCGTTGAGACCTGGTTCCAGCTCTTTCGCTAATTGTGCGCGAGAGATAGCCATACGTTAGCCTCCTTATACGCCTGTCGTCGAAACAGTACCAGCTGCAATCGAGCCGTTGGCTGCGTTGAAGCTGTTGTTTAGACGAACGATTACAGGGATACCGGCTGCAGTGAAGTCTTGGTTCTCTGGATCATCTTGAATGCCGATGATACGAAGTTGCAAGGCTGCAGTGGTTGCGATTGTGCTGACACCCAACTTAGCAGACGAGATGCCTGTAGTGGAAGAACCAGATGTTGCAGTCGCAAAGTTTGCGTTTGCAAAAACGTGACCGCGTGCAGTCGCTTCGTTTGTCAACGACGCGTCAGATGCGATTACGAATGTTTGGTTCGGGTTGTCGAACACATATGCTTTGACGGGATAGTTAGAATCCGCGCCAGAGCCTGGCCATTGGTTTGACCATACTGTTTTACCAGTGGTGGACGAGACGTACTCGCAGCCCCAGAAAACACCTAGCAAGCTAACAGTTCCACCTGCCGCCGCACCAACAATGTCGATAACGCCTGTTGATAGCGGGATAACGGGAGAACCCTGATAGATCGCGTTTGTGTTGTCGTAAGCAATGCGGTACTCGGTCACACCAGTGGTGTTTGCGCCAGAGCCCTGGACGCCAATCGGACGTAGCCCGAATGCACCGTTAGTGTTTGCCATAGTAGCAATCCTTTTCCAAATTAATCAGAGTCGCGACGTGCGCCTCCGAATGATACACGACTTTGCCGAGTATTAGAAATCGGCATTGAAGGATGTTGTTCCTTCATCAGGTCCTGATCTACGGCAGTCATTTGTTCGCGGGTTCTGCCCCCGTAATATGCAGTTCTTTCGTGCGCCGTTTCAACAGGGATGCGGCACAGCATCAGACCACCTTGTGAAATGACACCCTGATATTTACCTTCGTCAATAACAGGTGCGTCAAAATCTGGATACTCATCTGCACGGACAGGTTCCCATCCTTCACGCAGTTTAGAGTGAACGTTCATACGATCCTCTTCGCCACGCATTGCAATTCGAATCCAACGATGCACATATCCATCTGGTGGAGTTGGTGCATCAAGGTGACTGGGCGGTGCCCAAGGTTTTCTGCGCGAGTTTGCTTCGCGGGTTTCGCTTTTACGCGGTGTTCTATCGGCCATCGTGCTATTCCTTCACATACTTTGCGTATTCTTCCAGCGGTACGTTTAACCGTTTCGCCATCGCTATTTGTGACGGTGATAGTTTAACCGACCTGCGCCCCTGTTTTGCAGTGCTGCGGGTTGCTGAAGCGCCAGCAGGTGCGACCTGTGCTCCACCCGATTTCTTGTCGCCTTTGAAGCGATGCGGAAACTCCGCACGCATACGACGATCAACCTCATTGTAATACTCATCGCTCGCTGGGTCAAACCCTTCTTCTTCGACAAGTTTACGATGAATCCCAAATGCCGCATAGGTCATTACTTCATCAGACCCAAACCAATCATTTTTCTCCGCCCACTTCTGCGCACGGGGATCTGGTTTTGGCTGCGGCTGTTGTTGTACGGGCTGCTGCATAACAGCCTGTTGCGGCTGTTGCCGCTGTACTTCAACTTTTTCTGAACGTTGCTTTGCCAAACGCAAACGCTCTTGCTCAATAGACATTTTAGCTAAACCGTCTTGAGCCTCGAGCATTTTTTCTGTGTCGCCTGACTCGTATGCCTCTTTGTACATACGTTTAAGCGCGGCTGACTGTGCCTCAAGCCGTGTGCCATACTCGTTCAAGTAACCCTTGTCCAAGTTTTGCATACGACTTTTCAGCTGCTGGTTTTCCTGCAGCAACTGTTGAGCCATTCGAACAGCCTCTTCACGGTCACGCTCTTCTTTGCGATACTTTTCCGTGAGCTTCTTAATTCGGTTCTGGACTTTATTACTGTAATCATCCAGTTCATCGCCGTCTTCCGGCGCTGCTTCGACCTGTGCACGTTCCGTTGATGCACTCTCCGGTGCGTCAACTTCTACTTCAACACCGTGATCTTCTTCTTCGACTTCGACTTCAAGTTTTTCTTCACTCATCTTGTCCCCCTAGACATGCTTAATGTCATCTGGCTCTAAGATCGTAGCAATGACTTCATCATCATTGATGATGCGCACTTCACCGCCGTCAATCTTAAAGCGTGATCCAGAATATCGTCCAATGCAAACCCATTGCCCCTCTTTGCACCATGGCTCAGAGTCCGGCCCAAACTTGTCTGGGTCTTTGTAGGCAAGTGGGCCGAGCTTTAAAACGTACGCCACAACAGTGGCTACCGCTTCTCGGTCACGAACTTCATCTGGAATGTATAAACCCCCAATCGTTTTCTTTGCGCCCTGATAAGGCATCACAAGCAAACGCCAGCCTGTTGGCTGCGGCAACCGTTCTGTTAGCGGTTTGTCAAGGAGGGAGGGATCAAGGACTTTGTCCTGTGCGTCCACATACGCGCTTTGGACGGAGTTCTCAGGGATCTCTTCAGAGGCCCCAGAGCGTTCCTTCTTTATTTTCTGCGCGACATGCTCAGGAAGATATAAGGTCTTCGACATCGTCTGCGATTTTCTCCAGCAGGGCTTTAAGTTCCTCACGAGCGTAGGTAAGGCCCCGTATCTCACCTACCATGAGTTTGTAATGCTCCCAGTCTTTGGCAGCATCACGTCCCAAAGCGCTTGTAATATCTTGTTCGCGCTCCTGTAGTACCTTATACATGTATTTCGCAAAATCAACAATATCCATTAAAGAATATCCCGTTCTGCGCCCTCTGCCATCACAGAAGTAATCGGGCCTCCTTTGACCCAATCATCGCATGTGTGCTCGTGGTAACAACAAAACTTGTAGATTTGGCAGTAACCGTATTCGCCACTCTCGTCGCCAATGCAGTCAAGCATGTCTTCTGTTTGGTTGTATGCCCCGCAGTTTGCGCACACCTCATCCGCACGGAAACCGCCGTCATTTGCCGGATCACGATAGTTGGCTTCCTCTTCGGCCGCCATCTTGTTTTCTTCGTTCACGTCCGGATCTTGCGTGGCCAGAGGGCAGCTTGGGCCGCCCTCGTATGTTTGTTCCATCTTATCGACAGGTATGCCATCGGGCATAATGCTGATCATGATCGTAGACATCAGTAACAAGTCCCTCTTGCTTTGACGCTGCCACCACTGGCATAGCGTACGTCACCGCCACGATAGAACCCCTCTTCGGTTTCCATGCGTTACGCACGGTTGCCCCGCATAATTGCACTAGCCTCTTCTT